GTTGCAGCTGGAGAAGAAAATTATGGCGATGATTACGGGGCTTATCCTTCTGACTGGACTGAAGAAGATTTTTTATACAATGAACAACAAAAAGCGGGTATAATAAAGCATGAGGATAAAATATAATGACGATTGCTTTAGATAAAGAATTAATAAATCCGGATACGATTGCTTCAATGTGTGATGCTTATGCAACAGCACAAAAGGAAGTCGCAGAAGCATACGCAACTTTGGATAGAGCTAAAAAGCGGTTGAGTGCTTCTGGTCTTGGTGACAATGTAATGGATAGAAATGCCCATGGATATAATATTGGTTATGATGCAAAAAACATTGCAAAAATTATTAAGAAAAATGCTTGGCATAAAATTATTGAAAGATCACAAGTAAAGAATTTGATGACTGTAAAACGGTCTGAAGAATTATATAAACAAGTGGAGTCCGGTGAAATACCGGAAATTAGTATTGCGACAGTATTAGACTTTATGAATAATTTTTCTTCAAGCATGAGAAGTTTATTGCATGAAACTATTCAAGAAACTTTTAATATTTTGAGGCCGAGATGTTCATCTTATAAAACAAATACTGAATATGCTATTGGTAAAAGGGTAATTTTAACCGGTATTGTTGATTGCAATTATTATATGTGCTTAAATTATACCAGAGATCAGAATCTTAGATGTATTGACAATGCATTTCATCTTATGGATGGTAAAGGGCCAATTAAATATCCCGGAGATATGACAACAAAGATTCAAGCAGCTATGAATGATAAACTTGATTTTTGTGAAACTGAATATTTTAAATGCAAGTGGTATATGAAAGGGACGCTTCATATTGAATTTAAAAGAATGGATTTGGTAGCTAAATTAAATAAAATGGCCGGTGGAAATAAACTTGGGTATAATAAAGTATGAAGATAAAATGTGCTGCAATAAAACTTAACGGAACAATATATGGAGAAATGATATGATAAAAAGATTTTGTGATGCATGCGGGAGAGAAATACCGGAAGGTACAATGGGTCAAACATTTTCCTACCTTTGTCATATTGATGATGTCTTGGATGGTAAGGATTGTTATATAGACCATGATGGAAATTCTATCAGTTGCCGGGCAGAAACAAAAGAATTATGTATTTATTGTTATAACCGGGCAATGATTGAAGCGGTTAAAAAATTCAGAGAATTGAAAGAAATAATGTCAATTAATTATAAATCTTGGTACCCTATCGGAACAAAAGCTTATACGTCTGGTGGCGGTTATTGGGAAAAAACTGAGCGTGGTTGGAAGTGGTGTACGGGAGCAACATTCCCGACACCGGGTGGTGATTGCATAGGAATTGTCGAACCGGAAGAAAAAGGGGGCCATAATGAATCTTACAGGTAATGAAATGTCATTGCTAATGGTTTTAATATTTTCAATTGTTTTGGCGTTGATATTGTTTCTTCAAAATCTTCGATTTACATTTATGATATCGTATTATGAAACCAAACTGAAAAACAGGGGCGTTAATATTCAAAAGGTTGAACACATGCCATTTTGGAAGCTTTGGTTGAATTAATAAAAGGGGTGATATGATGAAAGTAGGTGATAAGGTAACTTTTGAAGGGTGTGACGCAAGACAAAAATTTTTTGGTAATCATACCGGATCAACCGATAAACTTGTTGTTGGCGAACAATACGAAGTGAGTTTTGTTGAAGTGCATTCATGGCATACAAAGGTTTTTCTAAAAGGATTCAAAGGCAGTTTTAACAGCGTATGTTTTAAGGAAGGATAAAAATGATATTGCCTGATAAATTTATTGAAGACAGGATTATCAATCTGGATATGGTTACACCTTACAATGAAGCACAATTATCTCCGGCAAGCTATGATATTGCGCTTGGTGGCGCTTACAGAATGCCTGTAAGTAATAATAATTGGTCAGAAGAAATAAAATTCAATAATATGAGAATATTGCCGGGTCGGTTTTATTTGTTCCATAGCTTAGAAACTATAAAGCTACCGGATGACATTGCTGCAATGCTTTTTATGAAATCAACATATTGCCGAAAAGGGGTCGAACATTTACATGCATGCTGGATTGACCCCGGATTTTACGGGCAGGTGACTTTTGAATTTACGAACTGTTGGCCGGAACCGGTGCGGCTTGAAGCCGGTGAAATTGTAGCTCAACTGGCGTTTTGTATGGTTGCGGCTACTTGCAATAGAACATACAAAACAGGTCACCACTATCAAGGACAAATGGGGCCAACAAAACCATGGAAGTAACCAGTTGGGGCAAGCCTAAGAAATTTTAGGGGGTAAGGCAATTGGTATCAGACGTGAATAGTCCAGTAACGTGAAAAGGGGTTGTGTTTATGCCCTGAAAATTGGTAGATACTAAGTCCTGAAGGAAACTCCAATTGGTTCAATCCTTCACTTGCCCTATCAACAAAAAAAGGAATCGTAATGAAAAAGTGTCTTGTATGTAAAGAAGATATTACCGATAAGTGTTGTTGTTTTACTAAGCAAGGGCCATTGTGTGTTGATTGTGTAAATACCCTTATTGATGTTTATAAAATTTCTGAAGCTGAAGAAGGGAATTCGTTTTATACGATTGATCTTAAAGGCGTTGTTGATATGTTTGAATGTTGTGATTATGATGACGGTTATAAAATCATTAAAAAAGAAATGACAGCGGTTGAATATTATAATTTGCCTAAATTTGAAGGTTTTTAAATATGTTTATAACACTGGAAGGCATAGAAGGTTCTGGTAAGACGACACAGGCTAAACATATCGTTGATTATTTTAAATCAATAGGTGAGTATTGTGTTTTGACCCGTGAGCCCGGAGGAACCACTATAGGGAAACAAATCCGTTCAATTGTATTGAATCCGGCAAGCGGCAATATGGATTCAACAACGGAATTATTATTGTATGTGGCAGATAGGGTTCAACATATAAACGAATTAATAAAGCCAGCACTGGCAGAAGGCAAAGTTGTAATTTGCGATAGATATGCAGATGCAACCGTGGCTTATCAGGGGTTTGCAAGGGGGCTTGATATTGATTTGATTGAACAACTTCACAAACTGGTAATCAATAAAATTACACCAGACATGACGTTGCTTTTTGATATGCGGCCAGAAGACGGTTTGGCTCGGGCATGGAAGCAAATAAATAATGGATCAAGAACGCAAGATGAAACCCGTTTTGAAAAAGAAAAGTTATTGTTTCATCAGAATGTAAGGGCTGGTTATTTGAGCATTGCCGCTCGTGATAAAAAACGGTTTGTAATTATTGATGCAGCAAAAACCGAAGATGAAGTTAAGCGTGAAATTATAAATGCAATTATAAAACACAGGGAATCCAATGGGTAATTTTATTTCACCAGAAACACCGGGCCATTTAACATCGCGATGGACAGATTTGAAATATCATGCGAAGCAATACGCATTGTGGAACTCAAAAAAGCGTTTCCATGTTAACCCTGCGGGTCGGCGTTCTGGCAAAACAGAACTTGCTAAGCGCAAGGTGATTAAACGGGCTATGATAGGAACTTCGTTTGATGATCCAAGGTTTTTTGCTGGGGCTCCAACACGGGAACAGGCAAAGCGCATTTATTGGGATGATTTAAAACGGATGACGCCGAAGTGGGCAATGGCAAAGCCGCCCAATGAATCCGAGCTTACCATTTATTTAATCAACGGGGCGATTATTTGCGTGTTGGGTATGGATAAGCCTGAACGTATTGAAGGAACTCCATGGGATGGTGGCATTCTTGATGAATTTGGTAATATGAAGGCCGATGCATGGGGAGCACATATAAGGCCGGCGCTATCCGATAGAAATGGCTGGTGTGATCTTATAGGCGTCCCTGAAGGCCGGAATCATTATTATGACGTTGCGAAGTTGGCGCAAGCGGAAATGATGGATCCTGAAGGTGAATGGGCTTATTACCATTGGGTAAGTGCTGATATTTTACCGGCGAATGAAATTACTGCGGCCAAAAAAGACCTTGATGAATTAACTTATTTGCAAGAATACGAAGCCAGTTTTGTTAACTTTACCGGGCAAACTTATTATCCGTATAACGACAACATTAACCTTGCTCGGATTGCATATAATCCGAATCAACCATTGATCTTCTGTTTTGATTTTAACGTGGAACCGGGAGTGGCGGCTGTAATCCAAGAAAAAGGCGTTAAGGACTTTACAACTGGTGCTGTAATGTTGGGCGAATCAGTAACCGGCATTATTGGTGAAGTTTATATTCCAAGGAATAGTAATACACTGCTTGTTTGCAATAAGCTTGTAACCGACTGGGGCGACCATAAAGGAACAATAAAGATATATGGTGATGCCACTGGTGGAGCAAGAGGAACGGCCAAAATTGGCGGCTCTGATTGGGATTTAATCAAAAAGCGATTAGGCGCTCATTTTGGTGACGATAGAATAGAATATAATATACCTACTGAAAATCCTGCAGAACGGGATAGGGTTAATGCTGTAAATTCAAGATTGCTTACAATGGATAAAAAGGTACGGTTGATGATTGATCCGATAAAGGCCCCAAATGTTGTAAAAGATTTTGAAGGCGTGCAATGTGTTAAAGGTGGCAGTGGAGAAATCGATAAAAAGATAAGTCCAAAGCTTACCCATATGTGTTTTGCTGCGGGAACAATGATTGAACTTGATACTGGCATGTGTGCTATTGAAAAGGTTCCTGATAAAGGTATGGTTAGAACTTGGGATGGAACATTTGTTGAGTATATAAATTGTGGTAAAACACAAAAAGATGCAGATACGGTAATGTCTTTTATTAATGATGGAAGTGTGATATGTAATACCCCATACCATCAGTGGTTAACAAAAAGGGGGTGGAAATGTGCAAAAGATTTGAAGGGGCAAGAGTTGATAAATTGGAAGTCGAAATTATCAGTGATTCCAAACAGAAATTTAATGGGTTCATATTTTATAAATGCAAAAGTGGATATTATTCCGGATCAAAACAAGGAAGATTGCATAGGGTTGTTTGGGAATATTATTTTGGAAAAATACAAAAAGGGTTTTGTATCCACCATAAAGATAGTGACAAATCAAATAATCAAATCGAAAACCTTGAAATGCTTACCTATAAACAGCATGTTAAAATCCATTATTCAAAAAATCCAGAATTGTTTGATGAAGGAAGAAAGAGAGGGTTGGAAAGCGGTAGAGAACTTGCAAAAGAATGGCATAAAAGTAAAAATGGTAGACAATGGCATTCTGAACATTATAAAAAAATGTCTGATAAATTACATGAAAAAAAGTTTTTGCATGTTTGTGAATATTGTAAAAAAGAGTTTTTATCTAATAAAAAAAATGGTTTGTTTTGTTCCAAAAAATGTAAGACAGCATTTCGGTATCATTCAAAAATTGACCATGAAATTAGGATTTGTGAATATTGTAAAAAAGAGTTTGAAGCAAATAAATATTCGTCAACAAGATTTTGTTCGAGAATTTGTTCCGGAACCTTTAATAGTATTAGACGTAAAACCGGGTAAACAACAAGATGTTTATTGTATTAATGTTCCTTCTTATGGTTGTTTTGTGTTGGAAAATGGAGCAATTGTTTCTAATTCTGATGCTATTGGATATTATATACACAAAGAATTCCCGGTTAGAATTATTCATGGCGGTATGGTAGGTGTAATTGGAATGTAATTTTTAAAGTTTTTTTAAAATAATTATTTCTTTTTTTTTAAACATGGTCTATCATGAAAATAAATGATAGACCATTAATTTTTTAACCGAAAAGGAAACGGTCATACAAAAAGATTTCTGATGAACTTGTAAGATAAAGTCGCTTGTTATTAATTTCTTGGGTATAATGTAGGTAGAAAGGAATTGAATAATGATTAAGACAACACCTGTTCAAATGAGAAAAAGTCTTGAAATGGTGGATGCATTAAAAAAGGCCGGCATTCGTTTTGTTCCGATTCCTGTTTTAAATGACACTGATTTTGAAATGAACGTTGCCATTTTAAAAGCCAAATTAAATAAAATGGAAAGGGAATCAGATGAAACCTGATGAACAGTTGGAATTATGGGTGCAAGGCAAATCGGTTCACAACGATGAACGGGATGAGTGTTGTCCTGATTTTTCTTGTTGCGGTGGTAAACTTGCCGATGAAGATACAAGAAAGCGTTTTGCAAAGGCTTTCTATGAACATGATGAAAACACTACAATGAATATGCTTATGATATTTCTTGGTGATATGTTGAAAAAGATTGAAGGCAAAAAGATTTATGTTGCTGGGGATAAACCTTCTATTGAACAAATGAGGCTTGTGAATTAATGGATAGTTTATTCAATTTGGATAATTATAAAGAATTGCAGGAAGAAATAGCTACAAGTCGGCTTGCTAATGAAGCAGTTTTTCAAGCAAGGCAATTATTATTTATGGCATTGGATGTTGTTAATGTTGATCGTACAAAAAATGGTAAGCCTATTTTTGAAAGCATTGCGATGCTTGTTAAGGTTGATCAACCTGAAAATTATAAACAAATAAATTAACTGGGGGATAACATGCGGCATATTTTAATCGGATACGGCGAGGTTGGCAAAGCGATTTATGAAGTGTTGAAAGATACTTGTGAGATTGAAATACATGATCCGAAAATGAATTTGGTTGTCGATGAATTTGCAACTGATACAACTGATGTTATGATGGTTGCAATTCCTTACGGGCCGTTGTTTGAAGAAATTGTTTCACAGTATCAAAGAATCTTTCATGCAAAACACACTCTTATTTTTTCAAGTGTCCCTGTTGGTACTTCAACAATGCTTGGCGCTGTTCATTCACCGATAGAGGGCAACCACTCTGATATGGCAAGCTATATCAATAAACATAAGCGCTGGGTTGGAGGTACAGATGCAAGAATAATTGAATTCCTGTATGATGCAGGGTTTGATCTTGTAATTGTTGATCGTCCTGAAATAACTGAGTTTCTTAAATTACGGTCGACAACTTATTATGGTTTGTGTATTGAGTTTGCCAGATATTCCAAGGCCGTTTGTGATGAAATCGGTATGGGATACAATCTTGTTAAAGAATATGATCGAGATTATAATGCTCTAAATAATGATATGGGCCTTAATGATTTGAACCGGTATGTGCTTGATCCACCAGAAGGGCCTATTGGTGGACATTGCGTATTGCCGAACATAAAGCTTTTACAGAAACAGAAGCCGGAATGCGGGTTGCTTAATTATATTGAAAAAGTCAACAACCTCCTTGCTCTTACCGATTCATTTAAAAAACAATAAAGGCGATGAAATGAATTTTACAAAAGCAAAAAATAAGAATGATAAGATTTATTTGTTTGCAATCCGGTATTTGCCAAAGTGGGCTTCAAAGATTGTACTTGCTATGATTGGGTTTTGGGATTACCGGATGGATGATAAAATTTGTTATTGGATTGTTCGGCATATACCAAATAAAATTATCGGGTGGTGTGTGATTGAAGTGTGGGCAAAAACAACCAGTGGTAAATATAGCAATACCATTATATCAGAACTTACAACAACAAATATGATGAAGCGTTGGGTTGAGATGACCGGCGGAATACCAAAAAAAGGATTAACAATGAAAATTGCAATTATTAGTGACTTCAATATTGCTGGGCAACCGACGGCACTTATGAGGGCTATAAATAAATATACGAATCATGAAGCCCGATGCATTATCGCCCACAACGACCACTTCCAATACGACAAGGACATTGTGTTAGACGATGGGGAAAAGTCCCTTGTGGAGGCGACTGAGTGGGTTAAACAATGTGATTTCTTCCATTTTGGC